AGTTCTGTTGTTTTTTTAATTGTTACTTCACCAATACCTGTACCATAGATAGAAGCTAAAAGGATTACATCACCAACAGCTTTACGAATCTTATTCTTCTTGAAGCACTCTTTCATGTAGCGTTTCATGTACTCTACATCTGCAGGATTAGTATCCTCCATGTCATCTTCAATGTCAAATAGGTAATCTCCTTGACCAAAGACTGCTTCTTCTATCTCTGCAGTGTGATTCTCAATGGCTTGTTGTAAGGCAGGAGAAGTGATGCGACTACGTTCTGATTGACGAGTAGTATCCTCAGCAGCCCAGATACCTCGCCACAAACGTTCGTACTCTTTCCAATCCTCTAGATAGTTAGTGTCACGATGCTCACGCCACTCGTTAGTGTATTCTACAATCCAATCTACTAATTTATTAGAACTCATTTTCTATCCTCTTTTAAAATCCACTAACCATATCTAAGGGTTCGTACTCTTCTTCACCATCGTAATCTTGAAAGTACTCTACTATTTGTATCTGATCTATGTATGCTACTGCATCGATTAAGTCATCGTGTAACTGTGAGTTAGGAAAGTTTACTAGTTGATCAATAAACTCATTGTTCCAAGTTCCATAGTTTAACGAGACCTTTCCGTGTTCAAAGCGACCTTGGAGAGCCCAGACAATTCGATCTGTTTTCTTTTGGTTACCATGAGTAACGTCATCAATCCTAAAGTAGTGATTGTGCCTACGCATAAGGTCAGTAAGGTAAGGTAGTGCAGCATTCTTCAAACTCCCTTTTTCAATACCTACAGCAACAGGTTCATACTTAACAACTGCAGACATAATTTGAGAGCAGGTCTCTTTAATGTCCCACCTACCATGAAGTACATCTGCTATCCACCAACCACCATCGTGGACCTTGACTACAGCAATCGCTGTTTCATCTAGTTTTTTATTCTTATTACCAGACTCTTTATCCACATTGATAAAACCAGCCAAGTCAACAGCAACGAAATAACGACCTTCTTGAGGTTCTTCTTCATCTATATGTATCCATTCTTCTTTAAATAAATCTCGTGATGCTGCTTCAAAAGAAGCCATGAACTCTTGTCTAAAAGCAAAACTAGACATAGAGAGTTTAGCTGCTTCAATCTCTTCTTTAGGTAGAAGAGGATTATCATAAGATGTAAAGTGAAATGCCTTCCAGTCTACATCCTTTTCACCTTCTGAGTATTTAAATAACTCATAGAAGTGGTTCCTACCTTTAGGAGTACCAATAAACAAAGCACCACCTCGAACGTCAGCTAAAGCTGGTCGAAGAATCTGTTCGAATACCTGAGGTTTCATGTCAGCGTATTCATCAATCACTACATATGCTAAACCTACACCCCGAAGAGTATCAGGTCTATCTGAACCTTTGAGATATATCTTACGTCCATTAACAAGAGTTAACACCGAAGTGTTCTCATGTGCAGATGCTGTTACATCCCTAGCAATCTCTTTAAGTAGAGACCAGAGAATATCTCTTGCTTGTTGATACGTAGGAGCTACATAGAATACATCTTTCTCTGTACTCTTTAAAGCCTCTATGATCAAAGTCCAAGCAGCTAGACGAGACTTACCAAAGCGTCGTCCTGCAGCTACTACTTTAAACCTATGTGGATCGTTGAATATCTCTAGCTGTTTATCGTGGAGCTTAACCTGGAGATTAGCCATTAGACTCTATCTCCTCTTCTATATACTCAGCTTCAATTGGTTCTTCTTCGGTTTCTTTTACACCTACTTCACCTACACCCATGATCTGAATAGTAATCCCCTTGTTACCCTTATTCTCTTTTTCAAAATAAGATGTAGGGATCATTCGATCTATGAGTAGCTTGAGACAAGCCATCTGATCTTGATCATTATCATCTAAAGCTTTATCCATTACTTTCTTAACTACAAGAGTACTCTTACCTTGCAACATAGCTGCAAGTAGTTCTTGTGATTTAGCTTTAGACTTCTCAGGTAGAATTGCAGGAGGACGATAGTCTCTCTTAGGTGGAGCAACCTTAACGGTTAACCCAAGAGCAGCTCTTATCTTATTTGTTTCCTCTCTACTTCTCCTACCTTTTCTACGAGGCTTAGAAGCAGCCTTTACCGTATCGATTGTTTCTTCCATTAATTAATTGTTCCCAGGTTTAGAACGTTTCCGTTTCACTTCTTTATTTGCATTAGCCTTAGCAGAGATGACTCGTATGTTAGACTTCTTATTAGAACCACCAGAGTCTAGTGGTTTCTTATGATCTGCTTGACGAGGATCCCCTACTTTAAGACCTGACTCTTTACGAGCTTTGTTGCGAGCAGCACGATCTTTAACACGCTTAGTGCTCTTGGAGTGCTCCCAATCTAATTCTTTTTTATAATCTCGTTTGCCGTTCGTCATGTATGGCATGTCTCTCGCTCCGCTCGTTCCACTAAAGAGTGGTAAATAATTTACTAATTATGTAATCATTATAACACAGAAGATTCTAAAAGTCAAGCGATTTCTGTTCGCTTCGCTCACTTAAAGAAAGAATAAAAATTATAAATGTGATATATTGACTTTTATAGAAAAGTATGCTATAATATATACTATATAGTTTTTATTTAGTTTCTCTTCTCTCTCTCTTAGTAAGTCTTTTAGTATAAAGAACTAAGAGTTTAACTTTGAGTAATGTCAAAGATCTATATAGTCTCTCCTCTCTCTCTCTTTTCCCTTAAACACTAGAGCACATTATGCAGAGACGTTCTGCTAGCGCAAGCTACGCTCTAATTTACCCTTTGTTGTGTCTAGGTGGATACATCATCAAATACAATGTCAACAACAGCAGACCCCCCCTATGTGGTGTTGTCTGCAATGTGTCGCTAAAGCGACTCTTTTTCTTTAGTGTTCGCTTACGCTCACTTGGTTGTATGTTATAGTTTTATTAAGTGTGAGTGTGTAGTGTGATACACTATAGTCATTATCTTATCTTATTATTGTGTAGTATTTACATATTGCTCTATTACATTTGTAGCATTTACATATTATATTATATGTTATTGATTACATTATAAAGTCGATGCGATGAAAATCGTGTATGTTTTTTATCTTATTAATTCTTTGGAGGCTATATCATGTTAGAAAATTTAATCTTATTATTAGTATTTATTTGGAGTTTGTGTTTAGTGTTTGGAATAGCTGAGTTATGTGTGCTGTATGTTGGACGCAGACACTATCGTCATGAAAAACAACATGACGATGTGCTTCTATCGCCTGGCATAGCCAGTCTTAGAAGTAGCTGTGGCTATCTGCTGAAAAAATATTAGTTACAGATTCACCTTTGCTTTAGTCTATAAAAAGGTGTTGTGGATAACTTAAATCTAATTTGTAACAATCTGTGGATTATTTATTACACTTTATTAACAATTTAATTCAACACAAATTTAATCAAACTTGATATAATGCTTTTACACCGACAGCAAGCGGATACTTGCTAAACTTTAAACTTTAATATAGGAGTATCAAACCATGAAACAATCAACAAACCTAAACTTTACCTTTCAAACAATTATGGCGAATGAACAAGGTGAAGCATTACAACACCTTGCCTCTCGTAATATCTTGTGGCACTTAGGTGGTGCAATAGCTCGCCACCCAATTGTAAACGGTTACGGTTTAACCAAAGAACAGATTGAACAAGGCGGTGAGTTAGCTACTACACCCGATGAACTGGGTAAACCTAAACAAGCAGACCTTGAAACATTGGTCGCTGGTTTCAATTACCTAACTAATCGCTTAGGTGAATTAGCAGAGTTTGAGGATTATGACGACCGCACAGGAGCGCCAATTCATCCTTTCGCTTGGTATAACATTCCAACGCTTGAGAGTTACATTAGAAACTTCCAGTCATACAAACAAAGCCGAGTGCATGACGCACGACAAGACCAAGCTAAGGCACTAGGTATCACCGCACCTTTAGCTAAACTTGAGAACCGCACAGAACTTGATGAGCTAATAGCTAATGCCTTAGAGGAAGTAGCAAGCGTAACTCACACCTTCTCAAGTATTCCTAAACAAGCACCATCACTAGATGACCTTGAGGAAGCAATCAGCGAGCTTAAGATAGACCCGCTTTATATTGTTCACCAATCTGCTGTTGGTATGCTAGACCGAGCTAAGTCAGCTCTTATGGCAGGCAAGAGTGGATATATTGACCCTGAAATACTAGCCTTTGCACGCTGGACTTGCCGACCACAACAAGGTATGCAGGCACCTCAAGATTAGTTAATAGTCGGTCATACACTATAAGCCACCCGTAAAACGGTGGCTTTTTTGTATCATTTAAGTATCAAAAAAAAATTTTTCTCGTCGCTTTGCTCCTCGAAGTTGCGACTGCGTCGCTAATGAGTCGCACTAGTCGTGCGACGCTACGATAAATAAAAGGTTAGTTAAATGATTTATCATTACTTTAGTTTGTGTGGTCGCTTAAAAGGAACGCCAGCTAGTCGCTGGCACTTTACTATTGAACCAGTAGTTGGAGTATTACCTATAGACCTGGACCAGTCATTGCTAAAACCAATCGCTCTTCGAACAGGCAACAG